TTTAGGTGATGACATTGTTATTAAAAATGACAATGTCGCTAAAACTTATATTAAAGTTTTAACACAAATGGGAGTTGAGGTGTCTTTAAACAAAACTCATGTATCGAAAAATACATACGAGTTCGCAAAAAGATGAATACGTATCTCAGAAGGTAAACCTTATGAATTAACTGGTCTTCCTCTTAAAGGAATCATTAATAATTTTAAAAATCCTTTTATAGTATTTTTAATATTATATGATTTCTTTAAAATAAAGAAAAACAGTTTAATTTGTAAATTATCTTTGGTTGATTTATTAAGAAGACTTTATTATAAGTTTCCCATGAAGGTATATGTAAAATCTTGTAAGAAATTAATTACAAAGATGTTAAATATATCTTTTGAGAAGCTTATAAGGATTAAAGCTCTTAGTTTGTCATTAGATATTGACTTTGGTTACTATAATTATGATAAGTTGAGAAACTTATTCACAATTATGGTAAAAAATGATCAATATCCTATACCTAATGAAAGAGTAGCTCTTTTAGAATATAAAAGAATTCTTTCAATAGGAATGGCAAACCAAGTTGGATTTATAAATAATAGAATTATATCTAATCCCGATTTACTTTTAAGTAAATTCGAGGACGAAGATAAAAATCTATTAAGAGAAAATCCAATATTCATTGCTATTTTCAATACCATCATGGCCTCCTGAAAGAAGGTCCAATCTTGGGATCTTAGCGACACTGTGGTTTTACACAATGCCTCAAAAGAAATCCAAGACCTTAATATTGATAACATTTTTAATAAAGATCGTAACAAAATACAATCTTTAGTATTAATGTCTTCAATAATTAGGAATGGTTTTTCTGTCCTTAACAAAACTGATGAAATTTGATACGGATCTTTTAGATCTGAATCAACTTTCACAGCACCTACAGACGCAATTAGAAATTTACAAACTAATTTCGTTGTTAGTGCTATCAGGAAAGTTATGGACGGAAAATGGCAAGCTCCTATGACTCAAGATGAATTCATCTCAAGTTGGGAGAATTTTAAGCTTTAAAAAAGTCACAACTTTATATCAAATAATGAATATCTGATACAGAGCC